GTCAGTGACGTAAAATCCGCTGAAGAGGAAGCAAAAGACCCGCCACTGTTTAAAAAGCTTTTAAGTAAAAACTCAGTTGAGCAAGAGGCTATGCAAGCACTCTTGGCTCGTAAAAAGATTGAGCAGCAAGAACGTGAACTTCGGGAACTGATAGTCTATAAGTGGGGAACTGACGCTTACGTTGAGATGCTTAGGGATCGCACAAGGATCAAAGACACTCGCGCTAAGGCTATTCAAAACCAACGCAGGAAGATGCGTAAACTTATTGCTAACGTGTTAACCATTGGTGCGATACTCGCGCTGGTCGGCATCATAGTCGCTTTCATTATCGGCATAATTTCAAACATAGGGTAATCATCATGATGACATTAGTATCAACATTGCTTGGTTTTGCTTCTGGCGGCTTGCCTCGTGTTTTGGAATATGTGCAGGATCGGGGTGATAAAAAGCACGAATTGGCACTGATGGCTGCACAGCGTGAACGGGAGCTGGCACTGGCAAAAGAAGGATTTATTGCACAGGCTGCGGTGGAAGAGATCAAAACGGAACAGATTGCCATGCAGACACAAGCGCAGGAAAAACTCGCAATGTGGAAACATGACATGAAGATTGGTGAAGGAGCCAGTACTTGGGTGATTAATCTGAGGGCGTCAGTCAGGCCAGTGGTCACTTATCTTTTTGTCGGCATGTTGATCACTGTTAACTGCGTGGGCATCTGGTATGCGTACTCAACTGGTGTGCCTTTTAATGAGGCAATTGACCTAATCTGGTCAGAAAGTGAGACCAGTATCCTGGCCACAATCATTGCATTCTGGTTTGGTTCACAAGCGTTTCAAAAGAAATGACAATATCTGAGGCTGGTATCCAGTTAATAAAGAGCTTTGAGGGCTGCCACAACAGCCCTTATCGCTGCCCTGCTGGGCTTTGGACGATAGGCTATGGGCATGTATTGTACCCAGATCAAGCAAGGCTCAAAACGCCTGAAAGAGCCTCTTACGCACTTAAACCAGAACATGATCGGGTGTGGGATGCTATCGAAATTGATTCGCTTCTTGAAAAAGACCTACTACGGTATACGAATGGCGTATTACGATACTGTCCTGCTGCTGTTGATAATCAGTGCCACTTGGATGCAATTACAAGCCTGGCTTTCAATATTGGTTTAGGCAACTTGCAGGCTTCCACGTTAATTATGAAATATGCTCGTTGTGATTATGCTGGCGCAGCAGATGAGTTTCTCAAGTGGCGCAAGGCAAACGGTGTGGTACTACGAGGACTTGAGCGGCGCAGAGAAGCAGAGAGAGCCTTATTCCTCTCTGGCGGCTAACCTATCAAGTATCTCCTGAACCTGCTGCTGGGCTTTATCGGCTCGCTGCTGCAACGTTAGCTCTGGGTCGCTACATAGTATAGCTATTGAGCCAGAATTGTCTGGAGCGCAGCACAGGACGCTTCCAGATGGGTAATAAACGAACTTCATTGCTTTGGCCTCGGACGCTTCTTATGGAAGGCAATATTGTCATCGTTGTAGAACCCAGCAGGCCAGTTGTTCGTGCCATCCACTGGCTTTGATTCCCCAGGCTTACGCACATCAATCTTGCCACCACTTGAGAGGTACATCTTGATATCGTTCTCAAGAATCTCACGCGCTAATTTATTCTCTTTCTGATAGCGCATCATTAGCTTTATGCTCCTCGTAAAGTTCCATTGCCTCGGCATGAGTTAAAGGCTTTGGGCAGTTTTCTTTTGGCATGACAACGTAGTGCATCTTTATCTGTTCATAACCCAAAGGGCAGAACAGGTTTGGCTTTTCACTCGGAAATCTGTATGCGGCACAGGTCAGGCATGAGTTCATTTTTGTTTACCTTTGTTGCCAGTGCATTTGCTTCCATTATTAAACCACTGGTCAGGCCAGTGATCCGCGATTGTTCTATTTTCTCAGTAATAGCGTACAACAAAAACTCACTGTCTAACATCAACCTATCCTCACACCAACGACAATAACAATAACAGCTACCAGAATAATACTGCCGCAGATAACAGCGGCTTCTTTAACCATCCGCTTTGCCTCTGCTTCACGCTTTTCTTTCATGCGGGTAACTGTGTCTTTCATTCGATTGCCTCCCTTGCCTCTAGCATTGCGTCTGCCATGCTGTATGCAGACTCCGCAATCCCTTCAGTTGTCCAGTCCTTTGTATGGCCGTTTTCATCATTTGAAAAATGAAAATATGCAGACTGCATAGCCATCGCAGCAAAGTAATCACGCAAGTTTATCTCACTAAATTGTATCTTCATCGTGCAACCTCTCTTGATCTGCCTGCACCACACTCATGCCGCTGGTACTCAGTAAATTCATCACCAACCCGATACGCTCCGTCAGCCTTGCGCTGCTTCTGGTCAATGTCGATCAACCTCTGGATATCATCAGTGCGCTGGTAACGTGTGCCAGCAGAGCCAATGAGGTAACCAGTGCAGATGCCTATGATCAAGACGATTAAATATTGAGTCATTTGTTATTCCTTCTGCACCTGATGCGGTGCAGTATCCAAGTTAAGTAGTGTTGGTTATGCTTCATCAGGGTGCAGCACCCGCGCAATACGAGATGGGTAGCCCAAGATGTGGCACTTTTCCTTCACCACATGACAAACACCTACGCCATCAACCCACCACATCGAATCATCTGGCGCATCGACAAACTCTTGGTTCGTCATTTCGCCGTCATCGTTGTATTCGCAAAACATCCACTTACTCATTGATAGCCTCCCAGACCAATGCTTCCAGCGTTTCCCACTCATCAGCAGGCAGCTCAGCAGGATTGCCGTCCTCGTCACACAGCTCAACACTGTGAACTATGATCTCTGGGTATTCTGCCTCAAAGTCAAACGTGGCAGGCATGTACCTGCCCTCAATGCTGTATGTAACGTCTCGCCAAAAGCCGTCTTTGTTCCAGACCGTTATTGTTTCCATCTTGTTATCCTCGAACTGTGTGTGTACGAGTATAGTGCGCCCATCAGCGCACCTTTGCAATACCCTTATGCAATATTCTTAACTCAGCAATCTTACGGGCTAGGGCATCCTTCACTGCCAGCACAGTCTGAGGCATGATTCGCTTTTCGCCAGACTTCATGTAGACAACCAGACGCTCCGACTTGCCGATCTGCTTTGCCATCTCGGCATTGTCGTAACTGAGCGCACGTTGGATTTGATTAAATTGTTCAGGCGTCATTTTTGATCCTTTACGAATTGCCCGTTGACCATCTTGCCGGTTCGCTTGCTGATCACGTTGTAGGCTCCGTCAATGCACTCTGACATGCGTAGCCCTTGCATCTCAGCTTGGATAACAAGGGTCACATAGATGTCGCCAATAGCATCAGCAATCTCTGGCAAGTTGCGATCAGCCAGTGCGTGAGTCAGCTCCTCAACCTCCTCCAAAGTTTTCATGTGCTGACCGGCTTCAGTTCCTCTGCCCTGTGCGCCGAGAATGCCTTTGTCATGCGCCCAGTCCAATATCTCTTCCTCTAAATATGCACTCATGGCTTATCCTTAAAATGGCAGTGAGTCTGAGTCATCAAAATCGTCATAAGCTGGAACTGGCTGTTGTGTTTGCCTGCCATGATTGCTGTGCTGTTGTCTGGCTTCGGGTTTTGGCTGGTCTTTCCAAAACACCTTACAGTTACCGAGTATCGCCCCATTCTTGCCAGCGTCACGGTTTTCCTTTGTCTCATCCTGAGTGATCATGCCGTGGTTGCCATACTGATCAGCCTGATCAAGATCAACAAAAACGGTGGCCGACAAGTAAACCCCTTTGGCTCCTTTGTACAAAAGCCCTTTGTCGATCTTGCTTACATCAATGGATAACTTAACACCTACTTTGCTCATACTATTTTCCTTGTTTCAACGGTTGGTAAAATTGGTTTCTTCTGTCTTTTCGGTTCTTGATCTGACTTCCAAAAACTGTAGAAGTCCGACAACAACTCAAGGCATTGCTGCCAGTAGTCGTCATCAAACGGCACTTCATGTACTTCAAAGCCATCCGGTGTCCAGCAGATAAAGTGACCCAGCTTGCGGCCAGTTATGAAAAGCTGACCCTGAACTTGCGGCATGTAGTGATCTGGTACTTTGCCGTACAAATTCATGCTTGCTGGACACTTGGCTTCTATAACGATGTCCTCACCTACAAAACCGTCAGGAGTGCATCCCAGCCAGTCGTGAGTGGGGCTTATAACGAAACCCTGCTTACCACCAGCGGACTCTACGATCTCTCCTGTAAAGCACTCGTAGGCGGTTATAGCGTGTATCTCGTTATTACTTCCCCACTCGGTTGCAGCATTGCCTGTGAAGCGTTCCTCACGGCCTGTGAGCTGCCTCCAGAGCTTTTGTCTGGAGTCATAGCCAACACCAATGGCATTGGCAAAAACGCTGGCAGTAAGCCTACCTGCGCGTTCTGGTGACAGGCTCATGCTAGACGCTCTTTGACTTCAGCCAGCACATGACCATGTGATTCTCGTGCCTCTGGTGACAAGGCTTTCCAGACTGCCCTTAGCTCATCAATGTTTGTGCAGGCGTGAATAGACTGACTAATAGAAGGGTCTACAGTCATTGTTTTGACTGGCTTGTTGCGCTGGGCTGTGTGTTCGTCAGTGTCAGCGTCTTTAGTGTCGTCAATCGCCAGCAGGCCATTGAGCGCATACTTTCTGGCATAGCTGGACGCAGTGCCGGTGATCTGGCTGTCATCCATGCCCTTCTTATCCAGTGCCTCACGGGCAAAGGCGGTTGCTTGGCCGATTATCTCAGTACCTTTGTATATGGTTGCAGTTGCTTTGACGTAGACGCGATCCAACACTGCGACAACATCGTCAGTCAAGATTAGGTGGCATCGATGGTCGGCAAGCAAAGGCTTAACAGCCTCGACTATGTCCTCGCAGCTACGGTATTTGTATTTGCCGAAACTGTTAAAGTTGCCTTTGGGTGCTTTTAACTCGGCTTGTATTGCTGCTAATGTCATTTTGTTATCCTTTTATTGCTGTGTGTGTTCGTGCATTTAAGCACTTATGGTGCTTTATGTAAAGCACAAATATAGTTTACTTTGATAAAATAGTGTGCTTATATTAGCGAACCAAATGCAGAGGAAGTAACAATGGCAAACATGATGGCGGTCAACAAAGCAATAAAACAGAGATTTGCTGATCTGGATATTATTGCGGTGCGCGGCACTGGGTACGTCTACTTTGACGGTGACCAAGGGTTTAACAGTGTTGAGTCAATCTACGCTCACCCTACGGTAACGCCGACAGACGACATGATCCGCATGTGCATCGAAAACATAACGGCAGAATACAAATGATGAACATTAGTATCGACTGGACAGCCAGCCTTGAGAAAGAGGAAACCAGAAGCCAAGACCCGTGGCTAAGTCTAAAAACCATGAGGCCGGACAAAAACAAACCTGCTGGTCGTTTGGCAGCTTACAAAGGCACAAGGTATGACATTTTCACTGTCTACCTGCCGCGCAAGGGTATTGATCTTGGTACGCCAGTCAGGGCTTATGCGTCAGGTCACTTCAAAATGATTGAGTGCAATGGCAGGCTTTACTTAACGATGATTGACGGCATTGTGTTCGAAAGGAATAAGCCAGCAGATTTTTATATCAAAAAAGAATTACGCAGCATATCAAATGCGTAGTATGATTAAGACGCTTGCCGCAGAAAGACAAAAGCCCCGTTCGGCTAAAAACGAGGCTCTTGAGGGGGTAAGCAAGGTTGATTACGACAACCCTGTTAGACAACATATTACTTTATATGTTTTGTTGATACAAGATTGCTCTGCTATTCACCAGCCTTATAACACTTTAGCCCGTGACGGGTATAACAACGGCAACGTATCGCGCAGAGTTCCGACACTCAAAACGGTAATCAAAAATCTAAGCTCTGACCGACCCTTGTCAACTTAGCCCATGAAGCAGCCACTGGCTGACCGATTCGCAGATAGGATGCTGCGTGAGACTTGTCTCAGGGGGACTATAAAGTACCTTGCTGGCTTTGCTGGCAATAGCTTAAACGCGGCATGATGGTTGGATACCTTCATGGGGGAAATAGGGGAAACTATGTCTAAAATAAACAAAGGTTAAAAAAAATGGACAAAAGCAAGGACGGGGTAATAAATATTGGATGGGATAAAATACATGTGTACGCTAACGTTAGTGGCGACATTTGCATTACTCAGAACAGCCCAATAGAAGGCTGCGAGGTTATTATTTGCATACCCTTGCTCTACTGCCCTGCGGTTATCAATGAAATAAATCAGGCGATTGAAGATTATGAAAATTGACATATCACAGGCACACACCTACGGCGTATCAGATGAAGCGGCTGCTGAGTTCGTAGAGCATCGCAAGCTGATTAAAAAGCCACTGACTCAGAGAGCGTTTGAAAGAGCAATGATTGAGGCTTGCAAGTGCGCTCAACAACTGGACTGCACTGCTGACCGAGCCATTGAGTTATCAATAGACAAAGGCTGGCAAGCACCAACGATGGAGTACATCAAGGCTGAACTTGAAAGGCGGCATGAGGCTGCAAACAGGCAACAAGTGGTAGTCAAACCAACACAGGCAAACATAATAGACAGACTCACAGACCGTAGCTGGTCACACTAGGAGCGCACACAATGACACAAACACAGCAGATACTTAAGCACTTAGAAAAAGGCAATAAACTGACATCATTAGAAGCACTGCACCTGTTTGGCTGCTTTAGGCTTGCAGCAAGGGTGCAGGAGCTTAAAGACGTTGGGCGCGAGGTAAAATCACGGCTGGTTAAAATAAACGGCAAGCGGATAGCAGAGTATTGGCTATGAGTGGTGAGCAGTGGATAGTTAACTCAGACAGTAAACTTGGCGGCTTTCTCGCTCATGCTGCCGAGCTTTACCGACAACACAAATTCGTCACCTTTTCTTGGTCAACTGGTCAGCAGAGAAGCGCACAGCAAAACAATGCGCTGCAACTTTGGTGCGAAAGGGTAGCAAAAACACTTAATGATGCAGGTCTCGAAATGACTATTGATTTGCCAACAGGAAAAGAGTGGACTATTCCTTGGTCAAAAAACAGTGTTAAAGAACAGATATGGAGGCCGGTTCAAAAAGCAATGACAGGAGAGACATCAACTACTAAGCCAAAGCGTCTTGAGTACAGTCAGGTTTACGATGTGATTTACAGCCGTTTTGCAGGTCATGGGATCACCCTGCCTTTGTGGCCGAGTAAGGAAAAAGGATAATAACATGACAACTACTTTGCAGGTTTCGGTAGCTGAAGATGAAATAACAAAAGAAATATGCAGGGCTTTTGATTATCAGTTTGATGGCACGACAATAACTAAAATCAGCGACTTTAATGTCAAGAGTGATTTTGGGATAGGCCTGATTGTAGGCTCGTCAGGTAGTGGCAAATCTACGTTACTTAAAAAGTTTGGCAATGAATCAAAATACCAATGGGATGAACAGAAGTGCATAGCATCTCAGTTTGATACTGCGGAAGAGGCGCAAAGCAGGTTAGCAGCAGTTGGCCTGAACAGCATACCAGCATGGTTGAGGCCGTATCATGCTTTATCAACTGGCGAGAAATACCGAGCTGACCTAGCAATGCAGTTAAAATCTGGCGCGGTTGTTGATGAATTTACGAGCGTAATAGACAGGCCAGTAGCTATGTCTTGCGCCAATGCTGTTAACCGATATGCAAAACAATACGGACTAAGAAATGTTGTTTTTGCATCATGCCATTACGACATCATTGATTGGTTGCAGCCCGATTGGGTGTACGATACTTTGACACAAAAGTTGTCGTATAGGGGGTCGGCTAGGCGACAAGAAATTGAGTTGGAAATATTACCTTGTGGGGTCGAGTCGTGGGCAATCTTCAGCAAGCATCACTATCTCACAGAGGACATCAATAAAAGTGCATTGCACTGGCTCTGCACTTGGGGATCAAATGTTGTTGGATTTGCCTCATCAATAGCCTATCCATCAGGAACAGTTAAAAATGCTTACAGAGGTCATAGAACGGTAATACTGCCAGATTATCAAGGCTTAGGAATAGGCGTTAGGCTAAGTGACGCAGTTGCTGAGTTGCATCACAGACAGGGTTTTAGGTACTTCAGCAAAACAGCGCACCCAAGAATGGGTGAGTATCGAAACAAGTCAGCACTATGGAAACCTACAAGCAAAAACATGATTGAGCGCAACGACCCTATTAACAAAAATGTAAAATGGTTATCAAGAAAAGTATTTTCGTATTCCCATGAGTATATCGGCGGCCATTTAACGCACTATTGAACGAGTTTCAAGATGAGAAAATGCCGCAGACAGTCATGCAGGACACCACTGCCAACAGCTAAACTTTCGGACAAGTGGCAAGCAAAAGGATTTTGCTCAGTAGATTGCATGGCAGGTCACGGCATGGACAAAGCTAATCAGGCAAGAGAACGTCAGCACAAGGCAGATACTAAGACCCGCAAGGATAAGATCAAGTCTAAGACAGAATGGCTGAACGAGGCTCAGACAGCGTTTAACGCCTACGTCCGTGAGCGAGATCGCCTGATGGGGCTGGGTTGCATATCATGCGGGACAACAAAGCCGGATATTCAATATCACGCTGGACACTACCGAACACGGAAGGCGGCTCCGCAACTGAGGTTTGATGAGGATAACTGTCACCGGCAATGCTCTGCTTGCAACCTGCACCTGTCGGGGAATTTGATAAAATACAGGATGGTTTTACAATTCAGGATTGGCGACAAGGGTTTGGCAAGGATTGAAAACGACAACAGCCAATCACGCTTTACGATTGAGGATGCCAAGCGGATTAAGGCAGAATACAAAGCAAAGCTGGCAGAGTTAAAAACCCGCCAGCCAGCAAGTTAGAGAAGTACCAGCATAAACATGCCGGCACACAGGATGCAGGTAGCAACACAGCAAAGCATATCAATCTGTCGTGGTGTCATGGTTTAACTCCTAAAGTTTTGTTCACTGCCTCTTGCAGTGCTTGGTTGATATACTCAGTGCGGCTCATTTCACACTTGTGAGCAGCCTTGGTGAGTTGGCGCAGAAGGCCATCAGGCATACGCAGGGATGTTGCTGGAGTTGAATCTTTACGCTTTGGAGACGCAGCAACCTTAATTTCTTTGATGTCTGTTAAGCCGTGTATTATTTCTTTAAAGCGACTTATTGCTAAAACAACAGCACTGATTGCAGATTCGTCATCATTAAAATTAAAATATTCGCCTCTTATGCGAGATTCAAGAATTTCCCCATGTATAAACTTTTCAAGGATTGAGTGATAAAAGTGTTGCTCTTGAAATATGCATATAAATTTATTGTCTAATTTCATGCTTGAATAGCCATAAATCCTTGTTCGCATGTCGTGTATTGTCCGGCCAATTTTGTACTGATTAACAAGGCTGTCGTTTTTCAGAATATATATCTTCCCAATGTCGCTCATTGCTTTTCACCCCTGATTGCTTCATTAACGGCTGCTTCCAGCGCATCAACAACAAACTGGTTTTTAGTGGTGCGCTTAATGTGAGCCGCCTCATTGAGCCTTTTTCGCAGCCCGTCTGATATGCGAAATGTTGTTGGGTACTTGTCTTTATCCTGCGTGTTTTGCATAACCACCTCACTGTTGAGCGTTAATAAATCCAGAAACATCACTCTAGCACACAAAGCACACAAAGCAAGCAAAGCAAACAATGCATATATAATCGTTTGTATCAATAATCAGAAGATCAATAGATTTTATTTAAGGGCAAGCTAATAATGGGTGCAATGGTCTGCACCTATTCAAGCCAATTGATTTAAGGTACAATCGGGGCGCTGTAAGTTGTTATCATCCGAGTTGCTTGTTCTTATGCCCCTGCAACATGGGGCATTTTTTAATGAGGTGAGCTATGCCAATGAAGAAAGGGTACGGTAAGAAGACGGTAGCCAAGAACATCAGAACAGAAATGGCTGCTGGCAAACCACAGAAGCAGGCAGTAGCAATAGCCCTAAGCGTGGCAAAGAAGTCTAAACCAAAAGCAGCAAGGTACGAGTAATGCCAGCGGGAAGACCTAGTAAATACACTGATGACATCTTGGCTAAGGCACAAGCCTATGTTGACGGTGGATACCTCAAGTGTGGCGATGTCATACCGCAAATGGCTGGGCTTGCCATTGAGTTAAAAATAACCAGAGAGACCGTGCATGATTGGGCAAACGACCCAACAAAGCCTGAATTTTCTTACATCGTTGCACAATGTCTCAGGGCGCAAGAAAGAAAGCTGCTCAATGGCAGTTTAACTGGCGACCTGAACCCAACGATTGCCAAGCTGATACTGACCAAGCATGGTTACTCAGAGCGTATCCAGCAAGAGCTAACAGGCGCAGACGGTGGATCAATAAAAACCGAGTGGACAGTGAGGGTTGTCGATGCCAGAAGTGACGCTTCCTCGTAAGCTACTTCCACTGATCAACAAGCCAAAGCGTTTCAAGATTCTCATTGGCGGCAGGGGTTCAGGCAAAAGCCAATCAGTTGGCGACATCTGTCTAATGGACGCCCAGACCAAAGGCATCAAGACGGCCTGCTTCCGTGAATACCAGATGACCATTGATGACTCGGTACTCTCACTGTTAACAGGAGAGA